ACCAAAATGATTACCATTAGTAGTCTTCATAATTTTTTCTATGTCTTTGTACATGTCACCCATTTTTTTAAATGGTATCCAACTAATATGTGAGGTTCTTGTTTTAGTATCTATGACCCCACCTTTAATACCTTTATTACTTCCAACACTTGCATCATTTTTAGGCTCAGCACGTCCTGCTTCAATAATCATTTGACATTGTTTAGGTGTAAAGATTGGTTGTGTAGTCTCAACTATAAAAGATCGCCATCGTGGTTCTGTTATCATATTAATATCCGTATTCTACCCATCCCGTTATTATATATTTATCATTCGACAGAGGAGGGTTACCTCTGTGTACGTGTGTAAATTGTGATGGCCAAACTAACATAGTATTTTTTTCTGGTTTGAATCTACACTTTTGATATAAAAATTCTGTCTCTCCACCTTCTGTTACATCATTAAGATAAACCATAAAAGCTAGTATTCTATTTCTTGCTTTCATTTCAGCATTTTCACAATGCCAAAAATGATAACCTTCCCCTACTTTTGTTTTTTGTATCTTAACTTCTAATATATTATGTGTAGCTAATTTTTTTAGGTATGAATATTTTTGAGTATATAAGGGGTATACGTTTTTAAAAAATAAATCAATAAAAGGTTTGTTATTATAAGTTAGTGCAACATTAGTGTCTCTTATAGTATCAATTGCATTATCTGATACTAACATTTCATCTTCTCGTCTTGGATATACGGCACCTTGTTCCTCACACTTATTAAAATAATTTAAATAATCATCTATTAATTCATTCGGCATAAAATCTTTAAACATACCAATATGATCATCTCTAATTAAATATTGTTTATCCATTACGTAGCTCCTCTGTTTCTAATTGGATCAAACTGTACATCACAGTTTGCAGCAAGAGTTCGTCTAGTCTCATTAGTTCCATTAAATGGGTAAACACAGTGTCTCATATCATATGGAAATATATAAAAATCTCTAAGGTCCATTGGTGGTTGATAATCTATTTTGGCAAACTGACCATTAGCTGCACCCAGTATTTGTAGTCTACCGTTTTGTTGTATGTGTTCTGCTGAATATTCTTTACCATAAGTTGATGGTAATTTTAAAATCATTACAGAAGATAAACCAGTAAATAACATTCCTCTATGGATATGTGCAGGGTTGTATTCGTGTTGTTTCATTTCATTAACCCAAATAGAATTTAAATGAGTTTTATATTCTCTTATTTTATTAAAAGCTAAGTAATGCTTAAACATCTCCATAAAATAATTTGTAACATTTTGAGGCAACATGTTATGATTTTTCATTTTTGTCTGGTCTTCACCATGATAAAATAATGAATGTTCGTTCTCTATCTTACCTACTAACTGACCATTAGCTGGTGCAAGGTTATGAAAATTTTGTTCATAGATCTGATTAATCGTAGTAAATATATCAAGTGGTACTTGATACTTTAAAATAGATTGACCTAAAAATACAAAATCAAACTTTGGGTTTTCCATGTTGTTCAATTTTTTCTTTCTCTTTATAACTACTTTCTAATTCACCAGACTTTTTAATTCTTTGTAATGATTGTAATTGTCCCATTACATTAAATATTTCTGCTTCTGATGAGTTAGCATTTAAAGTTTTTGCTTTCTCGTGATATTGTAATCCATATGATTCTAGTTGATGTTGGTTAACATCTTTATCATTAAATGATCCATCATTAAATTCTTTCTTTAATCCAGACCACATTTTAATTTCTCTCATTCTATGCTTTGCAACTTTTTCCATAGAAGCTTTACCAAATATAGCTTCGTCTAAATCTATTTTGTATTTAGTTTTTTTATATTCATCTTCTTCTTTATCTATTTTCTTTTCTAACCAAGTTATCTTTGCTTCGTTTCTTCTATAATCAAATGACAAAGCCATAAGATTATCTAAGTATGATGATTGTTCTCTAACACACTGCCAATACTTTGATGCTTTAGTTGGGTATCTATTATCTTGTAGTACAGAAAATCTTGCTTCTGTTTCTGTTCGAAACATTTGTTTCTTGGTCCAAGTGTCTCTAAGCTCGTCTACCATACCTTTAAATGATGATAGATCTTCCTGTGTTAATAGATTATTTAAATGTGGTTCCTCACCTTGTATTACTTCTTTAACGTCTTTTTTCATATCTTTATCCTTTATAGTTTCTTCTTATATATACTAACTAAAATATATTACAAGTCTTATGAATCGGTAAATGTTCTTGTTAATCCAGCACCTGCACCTGTCCATATTTCTGTTATTGCCACTGAAGCAGTTCCATTATTTCCTGAAAAATTTAAAGCATTACTTGTTGTTCCTGATTGTGGTCCTGCATTAGCTCCTACGATAGAAGATAAATCTGTTGTTTCTGTCCAACTAGTTCCGTTCCAAAGTTCTGTTATTTTTAATTTACCTGGAGATATTTCACCCCCAAATGCTAAAGCATCTGTATTTGTTCCTGCTCCCGCTAATTGTTGCCTTGCAGTATTTAAGTCTGCAACTTCTGTCCAGTTTGTACCATTCCAAGTTTCTGTTTGAGCCATGGCTCCTGGTGCAGATCCACCAAAACATAAAGATGCTGTATTTGAAGCACCTGTTCCTGCTCTATTTCTTCCAACTGAATTTAAATCATTAACTTCTGTCCAGTTGGTTCCATTCCAACTTTCTGTAATAGCTAAAGGGCTTCCAGTACCAACTCCTGCAAAAACTAAAGCACCAGTTTGTATTCCACAACCTGCTACAGCTTGTCTATCGGTTGTCAGATCATTAACTTCTGTCCAGTTGGTTCCATTCCAAGATTCGGTTTCTCCTCGAAAATTTGGACTTCCCGATGGTGCATAACCACCAAAAGCTAATCCTGAAGTATTACTAGCTCCAGCTGCTCCTAAACCTTGTCTTCCAAGACTTAAATCATTTACTTCTGTCCAACTGCTCCCATTATAAGATTCTGTTAATGCTGCTGGACCAGGAACTCCACCAACCATTAAAGCTGATGTATAACTACCTAATCCATATCCAGATTGTCTAGCAGTATTCATAGCATTACCACTAGACCAAGCTCCAACAGTCGTAGCCGCCTGACCTTTTAAAACATTTGATGTTGAGTTAAACCAAACTTGTCCTTCAACCGGATTTGATGGGTCTGATGATAAGACCTCAATATTTGTTCCTCGTATTTCTTTGTATGTTGCCATAATTAATCCGTACTTACCGTTTTAGTTGTTATTGAAGTAGCACTCCACTCTTCTGTTGCTCCTGTAGCAGATCCTGTAGATCCTCCTGCACATAAACCTAGAACTGAAGCACCTAATACATTTGCCATGTCATCTCTAGCCGTGCTTAAATCTGATGTTTCTGCCCAACTTACTCCATTCCATTCTTCTGTATTAGCAAACCGTCCAGGAGGACCAACTCCACCAAACCCTAATGCATCAGTATATGTACCACAACCTCCCATGTCATTTCTTGCAACATTTAAATCATTTACTTCTGTCCAGTTAGTTCCATTCCAAGTTTCTGTATTAGTTAAAGCTCCAGGATTAAAACCTCCAAATCCAATTCCTACTGTAGAAACTCCTGCACCTGACATAGAACTTCTTCCATTATTTAAATTATTAACTTCTGTCCAATTTGTACCATTCCAAAGTTCTGTATCAGTTAAAACTGATGATGGGTTAGGATTTCCACCAAACGCTAAGGCAGCTGTATTGTCTGCTCCAAAACCTGATAAACCTCTTCTTGAAGTATTCATATTATTAACTTCAGTCCAATTAGAACCGTTCCATAATTCTGTGTCAGTAGTAGGAGAACCACTATCTCCCCCAGAAAATAATGCGGATGTAGTTGTGCCTGCTCCAGCACCACTTGATCCTCTTCCTGTATTAACATCTGTAATTTCAGTCCAATTCGTTCCATTATAAGATTCAACGTTTGTTACAACAGTTGTTGAATATCCACTAATTACTAAACCTGCAGTTTGAGTTCCTGCACTACTACCTGCTGAACCTGATCTAGCCGTATTCATAGTTCCACCTGTAGACCAAGCACCGACTGATGCACCTGCACCTGTCCATTCTTCTGTTGCTGTTGTTACATTAGATGGATCTAATCCACTAAAAGATAAAGCATTAGTTGCATTTGTTAATGATGAACCTTGATGCCTAATAGTTCCGCTTAAATCAGTTGTTTCTGTCCAAGCTGTTCCATTCCATAATTCTGTGTTTGCTACATTTCCTGGGGGAACATACCCACCAAAAGCTAATGCTGAAGTATTATTTGATCCTGAACCTCCGAAATATGATCTACCTGTATTTAAGTTTGCAACTTCAGTCCAATTAGTTCCATTCCAAGATTCTGTGTCTGTAATGTTGTTATATCCTCCAAAAAACAATCCATCTGTATTAACAATACCTGCACATCCAACAGCGTTTCTTGCAGTATTTAAATTATTTACTTCAGTCCAGTTCGTTCCATTCCATAATTCTGTGTCTGCTGTGGTTGGAGAAGGAAGACTTCCTCCACCTGCTAACGCAGAAGTATTAGAACCAAAACCTCCTAGATCAAGTCTAGCAGTATTTAAGTTGTTAACTTCAGTCCAGTTAGTTCCATTCCATGTTTCTGTGTTTGTTGTTGTTGGGGGAGAATCTCCACCAAATGCTAAAGCTGCTGTGTTAGTAACTCCTGCACCTGAAAGTCCAGATCTTGAATCATTTAAATCATTTAACTCTGTCCAGCTAACTCCATTATATGATTCTGTTTTTCCAGAAAGACCTGGGGATTCGTTTCCACCAAAACCTAAACCTGCTGTATATGTTCCTGCTCCCCAAATACCATATCTTGCGGTATTCATAGTTCCACCAGTTCTCCACGAACCAGATGTAGTTACAGTAGGATATTGAAACTTTAATGTGTTGGCCGTCTCGTTATACCACACCTCTCCCGTATTCGGATTATCGGGATCCGTAGTGTAGTTCTGTATTTTACTACCATGTGTGCCTAAGTACGTAGCCATTTAATTTTATTCCTCTAATGTTATGTCAGCAGGTCTTGGATTGTTATCTGTCTTTTCTTCAGCAGGTAACGCATCCCAAGTAGCTTGCGCCGCTTGAACCTCTGCATCAACAATCGCCTGTGCTTCATCCTTAGTTTTTACAGCACCTGCAACTTTAGCAATCCAAAGATTACCGTGTTTGTTGTATGCAGGAACTTGCCAAACATTACCAGGAAAGCTTGCAAACGTGATTCTTTGAGATTCAACGTGATCGATGAAACCCTTTCCCCAGTTTTCTGCTACACAGTATTGATATGTTTTTGCCATAGTTTTCTCCTTTTATTAATCTGTTAATGTTTTTACCACATTTGATGGAACATTCCATTCATTTGTATCTGTTGAATATCCAGGATTTCCACCAAAAGCTAAAGCAGATGTGTTACTTGCTGCAGCTGCCCCTAATCCAATTCTTCCAGCAGGTATATCGGCTACTTCTGCCCATGAAACTCCATTCCATTCTTCTGTGTTTGCCACATCTGCATTAGGTGCTGTTTCTCCACCAAAAGCTAATGCCGATGTATATAGTCCTGAGCCTGCTAAAATTCTTCTTCCAGTATTTAAATCGTTTACTTCCGTCCAGTTCGTTCCATTCCATTGTTCTGTATTATCATAATATGTAGCGGGTGGAGTTGAATATCCTCCAAAAACTATCATTGCAGTGCTAATTCCAGCGCCTGCAAAATTTCCTCTATTAGTATTTAAATCGTTTACTTCAGTCCAGTTTGTTCCATTCCAAAGTTCTGTTATCGCACTTGCTCCACTTGGAACTCCATTACCTCCAGCGTATAGTGCTGCTGTGTTATCTGCTCCTCCCATTGCTGCTCCATATCTAGCAGTGTTTTGATCATTTACTTCTGTCCAGTTAGTTCCATTATATAATTCTGTAGCATCTTCTTCAGCTGTTCCTGGTGCATAACCACCAGCAATTAAAGATGAAGTTGTTGTTCCTGCTCCAGCTGCATTACTTCTAGCTGTGTTTACATTATTTACTTCTGTCCAAGCAGAACCATTATAATTTTCTACGTTTGCTGTATAAGATGGAGTTTGTCCAGTAGCACATAAAGCTGAAGTTTGTGTTCCAATATTATCGGCTGCCGTATATCTTCCCGTATTTAAACTTCCACCTGTAGCCCAAGCACCAATTGGGGCACCTGCACCTATCCATTCTTCTGTGTTTGCTGTTGCTGGAGGTACATTACCACCAAACACTAAACCGTTTGTTGTATTTCCTGCTGCTGATGATTGACCTCTTGCAGTGGTCATATCCGCTACTTCTGTCCAACTCGTTCCATTCCAAAGTTCGTTTTGTTGTTTAGGAGATACACTTCCTCCACTACCTAAAGCTGCTGTTGTAGTTCCTATTCCAGTCAGTGCATTTCTTGCAGTGTTTAAATCTGCAACTTCAGTCCAATTAGTTCCATTCCAAGATTCTGTAATGGCAGTATTTCCTGGATCTAAAAAACCACCAAAAGCTAAAGCAGCTGTATTATCAACCCCACAACCAGCAACATAAGTTCTTGCAGTGTTCAAATCATTTACTTCAGTCCAGTTAGTTCCATTAAACTGTTCTGTAACTGCTGTTACAGCTGTTCCTGTCCACCCACCAAATGCTAAAGTTGAAGGTTGAGTTCCAGCTCCAGCCATATAAGCTCTTGCTGTATTCATATCATTTACTTCTGTCCAGTTTGTTCCATTATACTTTTCTGTTAAAGCGGAAACTCCTGGTACTGAACCTCCAAAAGCTAATGCTGCAGTTGAAGTACCGCTGCCAGCTATTTCATTTCTTGCAGTACCTAAATCGTTTACTTCAGTCCAACTTGTTCCATCATATAATTCTGTTAAAGCTAATTTACCTGGAGCTCCTGGATTTGTATTTCTTCCTCCAAAACTTAAACCTGCTGTATAAATTCCTGCTCCCGCAGCTTCATATTTTGCTTGGTTTAAATTTCCACCAGTTCTCCACGAACCTGCTGCTGATACATTTGGATATTGATAGTTGAAATCTTTGTTAGTGCTATCGTACCAAAGCTCACCTTTCACGGCGCCTGGATAATTACCAGCGTAGTTGACAACCGAAGTTCCAACATTCTGCTTATATGTAGCCATGATTATTTATTCTTTAGCAGCCACCCTTGTGTAGAATCTGTGTACACTAAAGTATTCCCTGCTCTTTCTACCGAAACTGTTAAATCAGCTGTCGATCCTGCAATTTTTTCTGAACCATTTGAATCAATTGTAAGTGCGTAAGTATCAAATGTACCTGCATAGTCTATAAATACAATTTCATCACCTATTGTTCCTGCTGGTAAATTCATTGTTATTGCTCCACCTGTAGTATTTACAAAATAACCTTCACCAGCTACTGCTGTGAAAGTAGAAGTTTTTACTGCTTGCCATGAAGTACCACCGGATACTTCAGCAAAAGATAATTGACCAACAGCCGTTGTACCTGAACCTGTAATACTAGCTACTTTTAAAAACCTGTCTGCTGTTACATTTCCTGTTGGAAATTTAAGTTCATATGACTGTGCGCTTGAATGCGGAGGTGAAGTAAGTTTAATCCCGTGAGAATTAGACTCACAATTCAATTGAATTGAACCTGGGTTTGTTGCACCCATGGCTTCAATTATACCCGTTCCTTTTGGTCTTAATTTTAAGTTAAGGTTTGAATCTCCCCCAACTGCACCAATCTGTGCACCAGATCCTGTTGCAGCATTTGTAATATCAATATGATTTACTGCAGAACCAGTTGTTTCAAAAATTAATTGTTCATTTCCATTTTCATCTCTGATACCGTGAGCATCATCGAAGTCTATCATGAAAGAATTAGTATCTAAGTTACCACCTAATTGTGGTGAAGTGTCGTCAACTAAATCACTAGCTAATGAGATTGTAGAAATATTTGGATTAGTTCCATCATCTGCTTTCGCGTATGCGATTACCGTTTTACCGTTTGCAACTGTAGCAGAAGTTCCTGTCCCTGTTGCATATTTAAATACTACATTCTGTGAACCAGAAGTAGAGTTTTTTAAGAAATAAAAGTTTTGAACATCTAAAGGTATTGTAACATTTCTTGATGCTGTAAGTGATCCTGTAAAATCTATAATTCTATGAGAAAGCGTTGCTCCTGTTGATCCATCATTAACAGTTAGAGCTGTATCTGAACCATCAGTTACTGCTTGAGTTGTATAACCTCCAGATATCTGTTCGACTATCTGTAAATTTGTATTTGTTTTTGTTCCCCAAGTTCCAGCATTTTCACCAGTTGCTTGAAGTTCTACACCTAAAGGTGTGTATGTTGATGCCATAAAAAATTCTCCTACGCTGCTACATCGTTATAACTTGTATTTGATCCAGTTGCAACATTCGAATATGAAGAATTCGAACCCGTTGAAATATCACTATACGATGTATTAGAACCAGTGTCAACATCGCCATAAGCAAATATGTCTACAGTTCCTACACTAAACGTTGCTGATAGTCCAGTTAATCCTACTACAATTTGAGGTACAGTTATTGAACCAATATTAAATGAAGCTGATACTCCAGTTATTCCTAATGTCATATCATTAGGATCTAAAACACCAACACTACCTGTCATACTAATACCAGTTAAATTAGCAACAGCTCCCCCTAGTCCAACAATAGAACCAAGTTGACTTTCCATAGAAAGTCCAGACAAAATAACTGTATCATTTGGTATAGTTACCGAACCTAAAGTAAATGTTGCTGCAATACCTGTTAAGTCCGCTTCTTGTGAAGAAGATCCAATTGCAGTACCTTGTGTTAAAGTTATTTCTTGACCAGAAATAATTACAGTTTCGTTTGGAGCAAATGCAGTTCCTTGAGATAAAGTAAGATCAAGACCTGTCATTCCAACAGTCATATCGGCTACGACTGGTACACCTAATGCAGCTGTAACTTGTTGACCTGTTAAGCCCATAGTTACATCGTTTACGGTTAATGAACCTACAGATGCAGAAAAAGATACACCATCTATATTTACAGGAACAAAAGCTTCCCCCTGTGATAATGTTATTTCAAAACTTGCTGGTGTAATTATAACGTCAGGAATATCTACAGTACCAATACTAAAAGATGCTGATACTCCTGTTAAAGAAATTGTTTGATCTGAAAGGTCTCCCCAGCCACCGTCGCCACTCCAAGCTTGAGTACCCCAACCCGTTTTAAGAGTTACGTCCTCATTCCATTCAGCTTGGCCCCAGGTGAACCGGCCCCATCCTGAATTTACCGACATGGTCGGCCTCCTATGCTAATCTGATTATTGCTGCTGTAGCGTCGTTTGCAGGAAACTCAATTTTAAAAGTTCCGTTACTTGCTGTTTTGTCACCACCGAAAGCAATAATCGCTACAGAGTCAGTTGTACTTGTTCCTGTTCCTGTAGTTGTATTATAAATCATTGCACCGTTTGCAGTGAAAGAAGCTGACGAATATGTAACATCAGTAAAGTCTGTGAATGCTGTAGTTCCTGTTAAACCAACTCCTGATCTTGTAAGAGTTGCACCTCCAGCTGTATAAGCTGTTCCTGATGTGTTTGTAACTTCTTCTGAAGTAGAATAATCTGTTGTAGAAGCACCTAAAGAAGCATCACTATCAAACAATGCTAGTTTAAAAGTGTCACCACCTGATGATGCAAAATTGTGTTTACCTTGTAAAAGTTCTTGTTTGAAACTTGAACATATTGCTGATGTTATTGCCATAATTTATCTCCTACGGGTTTGCTGAGTTAATTGGTATTCTAACTGCGCCGTCTGTGTAGTCGTCTCTTCGTCTTCTACCAACTTGCTCGTTAGCAAACTTCTGTACCTCTTGTTTATACTTATTTTCATATAGTGTCAACATGTCTATCGGACCTTTTAAAAAACCATAAGTCTCTGACAAACAACAATATAATAGACCATTTGGAAAATTCATACTAATATAATTAGTACCATCCCCCTCTAATAAAGCAGGCATTTTATTATAATGAACTCTAAATTTATATGTAGTATTTGGTGTTGGTGAAAAAGCTATTCTTCCAGATGTTGTATCTGTATCACCCGTTCCACCTCCATACATAGCATAATATTTAGGTCTACCTTGAGCTGCAGATGTTCCAGTCACATCTTGATATTCCTGCAAGTATGTATAATCTTTTTTTTCTAACCAAACATTAGCTCCAGTAATTACTGAACTTGAATCATAAACCTGTACACCTCTAATAAATAAAGCACCTGCTGGAGCATTAATAGACTCTTGACCAGCAACTAAATTACCAGTTTGTTGTCTTCTTTCTGCATCAATAGGTACATCTCTAAAAATTCTATACTGTGAATTTAAAATTATATTTTCTAAAACAGCATCTGTTAAAACATTTGAATCTGTTTCGGTATAACTTCTTATTTGAGTTTTTAATCCTGATGCACTTAATCCAGCCATTATTCAGAATCCTTTTTATACTTAGAATTTATTTTTTTATGTTTTTCTTGTACATAAACAGGAACATCTGGTTCTACTTCATCTTCATAAAAAGCAAGATGTTCATCTTTTTGTCTGTGTGGTGTAATGGCTTTTTTAAGCCAATTTAAAAATTTTTTAATCATCCTTCAATTGTTATGGGTCCAACAGAACAACCATAACCTCCTCCTTTTATACTACCAGTTGTAGCAGTATCTGAATTAACTGTAAAGAAGAAGAAATTTGAAATTAAATAATCAGTTGTACCTCTTCCTGGATTTCCGTCTCCTGTATCA